ACGACGGTCCAACAGGTCCTACAGGTCCTCAAGGTGGTATAGGTCTTACAGGTGGTACAGGCCCAACAGGTCCTCAAGGCGAAGATGGTCCTACAGGTCCTACAGGTCCTCAAGGTGGTATAGGTCTTACAGGTGGTACAGGCCCGACAGGTCCTCAAGGCGACGATGGTCCTACAGGTCCTACAGGTCCTCAAGGTGGTATTGGTCTTACAGGTGCCACAGGACCTCAAGGTCCTCAAGGTGACACGGGTGCCATAGGTTCTACAGGTCCTCAAGGTGCTACAGGCCCGACAGGTCCCACAGGGCCCACGGGCTCGACAGGGGACACAGGCTCTACAGGTCTTACAGGTCCTACAGGTCTTACAGGTCCTACAGGTCCTCAGGGCGACGATGGTCCTACAGGTCCTACAGGCTCTACAGGAGCTACAGGCTCCACAGGTCCTACAGGTCCTGAAGGTCCAGACGGTCCAACAGGTCCTACAGGTCCTACAGGCCCGTCGGGTCCTAAAGGTGATAAAGGGAACATAGGCTCTACAGGTTCTCAAGGTGCCACAGGCCCACAAGGTCCTACAGGTCCTGAGGGTGATGCAGGACCTGCGGGTTCAACAGGTTCTCAAGGGCCCACGGGGCCTCAAGGACCTGAAGGTGATCAGGGTGCTACAGGTTCTACAGGTGCTACAGGTCCAGCAGGCGGTACAGGCCCTGCGGGTGCTGCAGGTCCTCAAGGTACCACCGGAGCGCAAGGCTCTACAGGTGCCACAGGTCCTACAGGTGCCACAGGTCCTTCAGGTGCTACATGGGCAGTAAACAACTCGTGGCGCGTTACGCCTGATGGTGATCAACGCTTCTACTTCGCTACAGACAGTCACACCTATATCAAGTCAGCTAGTGATGTTTACATCAGGGCTGGTGGCGACACTACACGCTTTACCGTGGCTTCTAATGGTAACTGCACAGCCACAGGAAACCTTACAGCGTATTCTGACGAACGATTAAAGACAGATATTGAGACAATAAATGACGCTCTCGGTAAAGTCGAAGCACTTCGGGGCGTAACCTTTGTGAAAGACGGAACGAACAACATAGGTGTTATCGCTCAGGAAGTTCAAGAAGTCATACCAGAGGTCGTCATTCAGAATGATGAATATCTTTCGGTTGCTTACGGTAACCTTGTTGGTCTCCTTATTGAGGCCGTTAAGGACCTTTCTCAACAGGTAAAGGAAATAAAGAATGGCAGTTAAATCAAGTGGTTCACTTGCTATGACTGATATTGTTAATGAGTTTGGGGGGTCCGCCCCTCATTCTCTTAACGAATATTACGGAGTAGCCGCGGGTATCGCTACTTCAGGAACAATAACGTACAGCAGCTTTTATGGTGCCTCAGCAGTAATATCATTANCTTATCCCGCTGGTAATCACCAAAAGGTAAACCTACAATCTTGGGTTACAGGTTTGGGATATAGTGTCCCTAACAATTTTGNNATNACAATT